CGGCAGCCGTAAAGAATTGCGTGCGACCGTCAGAGGCGCGCCAGGTCACGCGAATCCATGCCGCCGAGCCATCGGTAAGACCTGTGGCGACTGACGATGTGGCGTTGACACCAGCCGTAGCGCCGATGCGCCAATTCAGTGTTCCGGCTGCGTTGAGTGTGAATCCGTAGGCATGGTCGGTGCCAGCGGTATTGCCCTTCCAAATGATCCGGCCGAGCACGGCAGGCGTCCAGTCGTCGAACGCGATGCGGACCTGGATGTCGGCCTCGGTCGTGAGATCGAGCGCCGCCGAATCGGGAACGGACGCGTAGTTGCCGCTCACGCCAGGCAGGTAGAGGTAGTTCGTGCCGCTGTGCTCAAGCAGAAGCGGGTCGTTCGTGTCGGACCCAACCGCCGAGCCGTAGCGGGCGTCCAGGACGGCGCCCCCCGTGCCGAGGTTGATGGCGGTGTCTGCCGCGATAGGGATGACGGGAGCGCCAGGGCCGTCGGAGTGGATCCGCACTTGCCCGCCCGAGGTGATGCCCGTGGTGAAGTCCACGTCCAGCACGGTCGTGCCGCCGATGCCGTTGCGGACGATTGCCCTATAGAACTTGCCCGAAGTCCACCCGCCGTCAGCGTATGCGCCAACGCTCACGACGCTCGTGCTGTTGAACAGCGAGATCGTGCCCGCAGTCGTAATCGTTGCGCCGAGTTGCGTGAACGTTGTCGGTTCGGTTGCCTGATCGGCTGCGGTGAAAAACTTGACGTCACGACCGCCCGCACCGTTGTCGACGTCCAGCGTGATCTTTAGCCATCCGGCCTGGCCGTTCGTAAACGGCACGGCAGCAGTCGAAGTAGCGGTCGCCTCGGTGCTGCCATCCGTTGAATAGTAAAGCCGCATGAGCCCGCCCGTGGTTGCTGCCCACAACCAGGATTTTTGGTTAGCCCCGCCTCGCTTCGCGAACGGGTACTCCTCGCTTGCGGGAGTCCAGTCATCGAGCGATATGCGTAAGACCAACTCAAGGTCACCCGTGATGTCCAGCGCCGCCGAGTCGGGGACCGAGGCGAAGTTGCCCGTTACACCAGGCAGGTAGAGGTAATTCGCGCCGCTGTGCCCGAGCAGAAGGGGCTCGTTGGTGTTGCTGCCAGGCGACGACCCGTACTGCGCGTCGAGCGCCACTCCGCCGCCACCGAGATTCTTCGCTACTGCCATATCAGTACGTCTCCATTGTGGCGTCGATCAAGAAGGTGGCCCCAAACAGGGGAAGGTTGAATCCTGGTCCGTTGTTTCGGGATGCGTCGATGAGGAAGACGGCTTCCGACAGGACGTTTGGCGGCTGGTTGCTCGCCCAGGCGTAAAGGTCGTCGTTCAGGTGCGCTGCATCGGACGTGGGCGCGAGGTAGGCCGCCCAGGCGTCCTGGGTTGCGAGGCCGTTGTCCAGCCTCCATTCGCGTAGGGCGGCCCAGACGTTTTCGCCTTGCGTTGGGCTTCCGAGGCTTGAAAGCTTCCCCGCGATCAGGTCGGCGCTCATGCGGGCACCCCTTCGGCCTGAGTCGGTACCGCCTCTGGCGAGGGGGGCGGAGAAAGGAATTGCTGCGGGTTTCGGACGCCGAACCCGTTCCTTAGGACGTGTTCGGCGAGGGCGATCGGATTGACGACGCCCATCGAGATGAATGGCGCCATTGCGTCCATAAGCTGCATAGCGGATTGCCGTCGGAACGTCTCGTTATTAGGCTGGGTGGAGCCCGCCTCAACGAGAAAGTCATGGGCTCCAGCGATGTAGTCCCTGTCGTAGTTGAACCACATGCTGGCTCCGTCGGGTCCAGTCACCCTGGCGACCTGTTCGCCCGTCATGAACTCCTGGCAAAGCTGAATGATCCGTTCGGCAACCTCGGACGCGGCACGCTCGACCTCGTCCAGCTTGTCGGACGCCCTGCTGTTTGCGGAGTCCTGAATGATGGACGCCTCAGTTGCCGTTCGACGGATTTCGGGCATAGAGCCTCGGGCGTAGTCCGAGACGCCGCTCACGATGTTGATGTCGCTGGCTATGAGGCTCGACTGGTTGTAGAAGTCTGGCGGCAGGGGGCTGACAGGCATTGGGGCAATGACGCCAGGCAGCGACTCGTCCCCGATTACGGGGACGAGTACGTTCTCGTTGTCGGACTCCAGTGCGTCAATTCCGTCGATGTCAAACGAGTCGCGCTTGTAGAGCCACTTTCGGCGCCACCGCTTGCGGTCGTTCAGCATCTGCGAACGGGTGATATTGAGTTCGTGCTGGAGGGGCTCGATTGCTTCGAGGTCACCCAGCGGGTAGAAGAAGTCGGGCACGTCGTAGTTGCGGAGCATGACGTACGGGTGCCCGAATGCGTAGGGCATCTGCTGAGGGCGGACCAGATAGCCCTCTGCGTTGTCGGCAAAGACGGACATCAGGCGGGAGTCGAGGTCGTAGAACTCCCAGACGACGACGTGCTGGTTGGCGTCATCTCGTTTGCGGTCCTTCTCGTCGCCCCTGCCCGTGCCCCCGTAGCGGGCGGCCTGGAGCTTTGAACGTTCGGTCTTCGACCACAACGGGTTGCTCTTGGCTTTGTCGAGCGGGACGTAGATCCGCTGGGCAATCCAGCGGATGTCCTCCATGCAGGTCGCGTCGTCGTTCACGAACATGTCGTGGGGCGACACCCGATTCACGAAGGGGTGGTCAGCGAGGGCAACGAGCGTCTTGGTGGGGATTGCGCTTTCGACGTCCTCCGCTGATGGCATGTCGCCAATGAGTGACGGCTGGTCAAGTACGGCCTGCTGAATCTCACCCATCTTCTGCTGGAACTCAGCCTGGAGGCTTTCGGAGTCTCGTTCGACTTCGTCCTCTTCGTACTTCCAACCGACCTTGACCCAGCCGTGGCCAATGACGAGAAGGTCCTTGGCGGCCCTTCTGAACTCGGGCTGGAACTTGTACCGCCGCCAGAGGTAGTTGACAACCGCCTCTGCGATAATCGCCTGGGGGGCGTGTTCATCGCTTTGAGCGGAGACGGTGATCTTGGGGTGAGAGACCGAGATTGCTGGCCAGATTACGTTGATCGTGGAGAAGGCGAGATGGACCGCTACGCGGTCCATGTCGTCGACGTAGGTTTCGTTGAAGTGTCGGAGCGCGTAGAGATCAACCAGACGTCTCCACGTTTCGTCGTGCCGCTCGTCCTCGCGCCACTTGCGGGAGTGTTCGATTTGCCGTTTGTATTTGGCAAGTCGGTCCGCGTTGGTGGTAGCCATTCAGCCCTCGTGTTCTTTGAGGTAGCGGGCTGCCGCCGTAACGATGTTGAGATCGTCTTTCAGCATTCCAAGTCCGACGTTGCAGCGATTGCAGAGCCCGCCGCGAACTTTCCCTGTTATGTGACAATGGTCGAGGACTGTCGAGATTGCCGTCCCGCAGATGGCACAAGGCTTGGAGAGGAGTTCCTCGTAAAGCTGAATGTCGATGCGGTAGGACGTCGAGACCCTGTGCTTCTTACGCTGTTCGGCGGTGCGGGGGGTTCGCCCGTATTCGCGATTGCGCTCTTGTTCGCGTTTACGGTATTCGGGGTCCAAACGCCGCCGCTGGCGCGCGACGTTCGCCTTTGCGCGAATCCGCTCCTTATTCAGCTCGTAGTACGCCCGTCGGTATTCGGGGTGCGGCGACATTAGATCCACTGGCGGCGATTGACGGGAACTGGCTCGTGACCCTTTGCTCGGCCCTCTTCGATGGTCTTGCGATTGAACTCGCGTTCAGTAACGTCGCGGAAGAAGTCTTTGTCTCCGCCTCGGTAAACGGATCCGAGCTGCACGCTCTTCAGGTGGCACGCGAAGCAGCAAGAGCGTGTTTCGCTGTAGCTGGCGCTGGGCCGCATTTGGCGACATTGCGTGCAAACCTTCATCTTCTTTACCGCCGAAGCGGGCGTTATCCCCTTCGTCGGCGGGTGTTGAAGAATCCGAGAGGTTTCCGATTCTCCGCCTTGCTTGATTGCTGGTCGGCGAGGCGCTGATACCAGCCGAATGTACCCGTGTCTGCTTTGACGTCCATGCGCTGTTCGGGGGTTCGCGCCCAGAGGAGCATCTGAACGGCGATGGCCAGCGCCATGACGCGATCATCGTGGGGAGAGCCGCTGGTGCGGCCGTTCTCGTCGCGGACGTAAGTACGCAGCTCCGCTCTGGCGTGAGGGCAGGGGACGTTGTGGTCTCGGAGATAGGCGCCAAGGCCGTCAATGACCAGGGGCTTGGAGACGTGGGTTGTCCGCCATCCGTAGACTTCGGTGCGGTTTTCCCGAATTGACGACAGCTTGCGCTGTCGGAAGATTCGCTGGTAGCCAGCCCTTTGGAGCGCCTTGACGGTGGTCAGGCCGTGGTTGTTTGACTCGGGGCAGACGAGGGCGGTGTTGTAGAACCACCCGATGTCGGCGAGTGTCTCGCCGAACACGTCGGGGTCGAGGTGTCCGTGCCATTGGGCGACGATGTCGCCGTTGAAGGCGTCAAGGACGAACGCGCAGGAGAAGTCGCCGTGGTCCAGCCCTTCAGCAATGTCGGCACCTACGACGTATACGTGGCCTTCGGCGGGGAACTGGTAGACGTGAAGGTTGCCGTTTGCGTAGGGCGTGAAATCCACCCTGTTCGCGCCTTCGAGGTAGCCTCGGGTGGCTTCCAGGTCGTTCATTTTTGAGATCAGGTCGACGTCGAAGACGGTTCGGCCTGATTTGATGAACGCTTCGTCGGGGTTGGAGGGGTACTCCTGGGCCATGAGCCAGTCGGGGGTGTCGGCCGCCTTTGACTGGTACCAGTCCTCTCCGCGGATTCCGTCGGCGTTCCATGGGTAGAACATCGGTTTGAAGCGGGAGGCTCCGCTTTCCGCCTTTACCCACATGGCGTGGAAGAAGTTCCCCCACCCGTTGGCCGTGGAGATGCCGATGCAGCGGCCACCGACGTCGGTGATCGGCTCGATGGAGGCCCAGGCGGATTCGGCGTCGGGGAGGAACGCCCACTCGTCGACGATTACGAGCCAGACGGTTTCCCCTCGGGCGGGGTCGTTCGACGAGGGGAAGGACGCGATTCGCGAGTCGTTGTCGAAGGTGATTCGCTGTTGCGAGTCGTCGATCAGCGACGGTCCTCGGTCCGTCATCCACGACGGGAGCCCTTTGAGCCCGTACTTCACTTTGGCGAGAAGGCTGACGGATTCTCGTTCGGTGCGGGAGAGCATGACGATGTAGCGGTCGGCGTAGCCGAACGCGCACCAGAAGACAAAGGCGGCAGCGAGGGTGGAGTACCCGAGCTGCCGCGCCTTGAGGACGAGGGTGTAGCGGTTGTCGAGCCAGAAGCGAACTGTTTCGCGTTGGGTGTCGCGGAGGTTGAACGGGATGCGGCCGTCCGACGGGTGGCGGATGGTCCAGCATTCGGAACAGAACTTCTCGAATGCCGCCAATTTGGCTTCAGTGGTGGATTCGTCCCAGCGGGGGAAGTACTGGCGCCAGCGCCTCTCCGTGAGGAGGGCGTTGAGTTCAGTCATTTACGACTTTGAGTCGGCGACCGTGTTCCGCCTTGGCGGCCTGGACGATCAGGGATTCGAGTTCGTCGTCGGAGAGGTCCGCAGCGGGGTTTGAGGTGGTCACGGTGACCGTTGGGGGCTGGAGGCGGCCCGATGCCTTCAGGAACAGCTCTGCGGCCCGTACGTCGCCCTCTACGGCCCTCTGGAAGATTGCGTCGTAGACGGCTTGCGCTCGTTCTGGGGAGCCAGCGAGCTGGTCGACTCGCGCGTCCCATGTTGCCTTGAACGACGGGTGCTGGCGCCACTTCGCAAGGGATTGCGGGGTGACGCCGAGCTGGGCGGCGAACTCCTGCTGCGTCGGCGGGTTGCGTTCAGGGCGAGGGCAGACTAGCCACTCGATGTACGCCAGTTGGCGTTCGTCGAGTGGACGGACATCTGCGTCTTTGCGGTGATTCAGTTTGGCGTTGAGCGCGGCCCGTTCGGTGGCGCTTCTCGGTCCTCGGAGTCCCATGGCACCCTTACACCCCGTTGTGGGCGTCCATAGAGGCTGCAAATGTTACAAGTGTGTTGCAATGTTTGCCGCTTGGGAGGTTTCCCCAGGTCGAGCGACGCCTAATGGGGGGGGTAAGGGGGGGGCGAGGGAACGGTGAAAAGATCCACCACCGATGCGAGGTGGTGGATTGAGTACTTGCTTGAAGATCCGCCACCGGAAAGCGGTGGCGGATACAGATGTAACGAACACATCACGCGAAAGCGTGATTGGGCGTTACCTCACCCACCTGTGCGGTGGGTGAGGTCGTTCTGGACAGTGACAGTAATCGGCACCCTTTAGGGGTGCCGATCTGATCTAAGCCAAGGTAAACAATTCTTGACCGAAACGGCCTTTCGGTCAAGAATTCTGTCCACTCGCATTCGGATTTCCCGTTTCGCGAGGGGGAAGTAGCAGCGAGAGGGAACCCGCCTTTCCCCGCCCCTCACAATCGTTAGCTCTGACAACTAAATTGTCAACTCCCAAATGGGAGAAACGTTAGTTTCCCAAAGTTGGTTAGAACCAGTCTGTTACGACTAGCCCCCCGCCCCCCCACACCCCCCTGCCAGGGGCGATTCGGGGCGCCGCGGGCGGGAACAGAACTAAGGTTCTCATCCCGCTGGTCAGATTTCCCGACCGCGCGCCCGACCGCACCGACCCGAGACGCGCAAAGGCCCCACCCCGCTACCGACCCCCGAACGGGGCCGGTAGGGAGTGGGGCCGCTAGCCGTGGCTAGGCCGAGCCGTGGCTAGGCCGAGCGCTCGCCGTCGACGATGGCGACCACCTTCGTGAGCGTGTCGTGCAGGGTGTCGACCACCCCGCACAGGTCGTCCCACTGGGTGCGGGTCATCGTCACCCGCGAGCGGGTCACCTTCACGCCCTGGTTCTCGCCCCACGCGACGAGGTTGCCGTTCGCCTCGGGGTCGTAGGCGGCGGCCAGGGCGGCGCGGAGCGCTGCCACGATCGGCGCCTGGTTCTCCGCCAGTTCGATCGCGTGGCGGGCCTTGCGGTCCGCTTCCGCCACCATGCGCTCCAACGCCTCGCGGCGCTGGGTCTCGCGCAGGGTCGCGGCTTCGGCGTTCTGCGCCCGCTTGACCAGCTCGGCCGCGGTGGGGCCTCCGTCGGTGGCCTTCGGGGTCGGGGCCTCGGTCGGGGTCGGGTTCGGGGCCTCGGTCGGGGCCTCGGTCGGGGTCTCGGTCGGGGTCGGGTTCGGGGTCGGGTTCGGGGCCTTGCGGGCCTTGTGGGCCTTGTCGATCGCGGCGGGGCCGTCGGCCGTCACTTCGTCCCATGCCGCGGCCAGGGCCTCGGGGGTGCCCGTCGGGCCCACGATGTCGCGGACCAGCGTCAAGCCCTTTGAGATTCGGTTGGCGCACGAAATCGCGACCGTTCCGTGAGCGGAGCCGAACGGGTAGACGTTCGACGGCTTGATTCGGGCGGTGTCTTCCGTCCAGCTCTTCGGCGCCCGCTTGAGCGCGTCCCCCACGATCGGGACGGCCGTGCGCCAGGCGGAGCCGCTCGCCAGGTGGGCGGCCGTGAGGTCCGCGGCGTGGGCTGCGATGAGCTGCCGCCGCTCGTCGGCGAACGGGCTCACGGTGCGGTTGGTCACGGTCTCCGCGAGGAAGGTCGCGAATCGATCGGCATCGCTCTCGGGGTGCCAGGGGCCGTTGGTGGTGTCGGGCGCCTCGTGGCACTCGGTGTTGGTGGTGTCGGGCGCCTCGTGGCACTCGGTGTTGGTGGTGTCGGGCGCTTCGTGGCGCTCGGTGTTGGTGGTCATGGGGACCATGCTATCAGACTTGTAGGGGGGGTGTCAAGTCGGGGTGGGGTCGGGGTCTAGCCATGGCTAAGGTCGGGGGTGGGGTCGGGGTCTAGCCATGGCTAAGGTCGGGGGTGGGGTCGGGGTCTAGCCATGGCTAAGGTCGGCTTGGGGCGTCGGTGGGGCGTCGGTGGGTGGGAGTGGCTCCCTCTCGCCCGCTCGGGGCGAGAGGGTCGCTCGGCGCCCAGACGCCAGTAACGCATACACCCCTCCCAGAAACCCCCCTCCCAAGCCAACGCATACACCCCTCCCGATGCTGTTTCCGCGACCGTTGCGCTGCCATTTCCGCAAACGAGGTTTCCCGACCACGAATACACCCCTCCCGCAAGGTCCTTAGCCATATGGCTATCCAAGATGCGATTTGACACGCTCCCTGCAATGTGATAGAATATGTTTGTAGTTGAAGCGCCTCGATTGACGGGGCGCAAAGTCCGCCCTTAGCCACATGGCTAAGGGCAGGGAGTTAGCCACATGGCTAACCGAACCGAAAGGAAAGCAATGACAGAACCATTCCTCGTGGCGTCCTTCGACTTGGACGCCAACGAGTCGGCCGACTCGATCGCCGTTCGGATTGTGGACGCCGCCCTGGCTGTCCACTATCACGTCAACGGATGCCTCGACGCCGAGGCGTCGAAAATCAAGGAAGAGCTGAGCAAGCTCAAGTTCGACGGCGCCTGGCTCGTCGACCCCGACGACGCCGAGTGGCTCTACACGACCGTCGATTACAAGCTCCCGCTCCCTCAAGGTTTCGTCTACGTCGACGACCCCGAGGGTGGCGTGTCGTGGATCTACGACGTGCGCCGCCTGACGGCCGACCAGGCGCAGGACTTCATCGAGACGTTCTACGAAAGGGGATTTGACACGAACGCAAATGTGGGGTAGACTATTAGTCGGGTTGAGCGCCGCCCCGAGCCCCCTGCGGGGCGGCGCTCCCCAAGGGGCTCTAGCCATGGCTAGAGCGAGCTGTCGGCAGCACCAACCAACAAGCACTTAGCCACATGGCTAAGCGGTGAAGGGAAGAACAAATGAGACCAGATGCGTATTACGTTCAGGATTCGGGCGAACTGACGTGCCCGAAATGCCTAAAGGAGGACCTGTACGGGTACTGCCTCAAGGCGAACCGCTTCGCGAGGCTGCGGCCGAGCGTCCACAGCAGCGAGCGCACGGCCCTGGCGGCCATGCGTCTCGCCGAGGCGCATGAACGGGACTGGAAGGCGGACGACATCGCCGAGATCCTCTCGGGGACCTGGCCGTACCCCTACACGGGGTACAGCCCCAAGCTCCGCAACAGGGGGGTATCCGACTGGTTCAAGGGTCTGTACAGACCCATCTACGACTGGGAAATGGATTCCCGGGAAGGGGATTACTGCGGCTGCGGCGAGGAACTATCCGCGCCGTGGGTCGAGTGCCACAACTGCGAGTGCGAGGGCACTCCCGAGTGGGTCGTCACCGACGACCCCGCAGGCCAGCCCTACTGGCCTGGCGATGGGACGGGGGCGCACGTCATCGTGTGCCGTCGGTGCGAGTCCGACGTCGAGCACCTGTCGGGCGATGCCCGCCAGGCGATCGGCTCCCACTGGAAGGATCAGTGGGAGTGGTGGACCACGCCCGACGGCCGCCGCAAGGCGGGCTACCCCAACTTCGCTCAAGTGCTGAAGCAATGCGGGGTTAGCCATGGCTAGGGCATGGATCGGCTGTATCGCCTGCTACAACGCAGGCCGCTTTCGAGGCGAGTGGGTCGATGCCGAGGTTGCGGCGGACTACCAGCCGTGCCCCATCCCTTCCCACGAAGAGGCGTGGGCCTACGACGTCGAGGGGCCGTACCTCAAGGGCGAGATGTCACCCATGCAGGTGACCCGCACGGCCGAGGCGGCCGATCAGTTCGCGCCCTGGCCGAGCGACGCCGTCGAGGCGTGGCTGGGGGACAAGGGCATCGGCATCGCCGATGCCGACCCAGACGACTTCGAGGAGGAATACTTCGGCTTCTGGCCGAGTGGGGCCGAGTTCGCCGAAAGCTGGGCCGCAAACACTTGCTGCTGCTCCGAGATGTCGCGGATGCTTCGCGACGACTGGCCCTGGTCGTACATCGACTGGGACCGCGCGTGGCGAGACCACGGTGGATTCTGGTCCGCCCCCAGCGCTGACGGCGGGGTACACGTCTTCGCAATTCGTTAGCCACATGGCTAACCGACGAAAGGAGTGCAATGACCATCGACCTGCCGACCATCCTCGCCGAGCACGCTCGCTGGCTCGCCGTCCCGGGGACGGGCAAGCGCGCTGACCTGCGAGGCGCCGACCTGCGCGGCGCCGACCTGACGCACGCCGACCTCGTCGCAGCCAAGCTCACCAGGGCCGACCTGAGCGAGGCCGACCTGACCGAGGCCAAGCTGATCGGTGCCAACCTCTTCGGTGCCAACCTCTTCGGGGCCAACCTCACCAGGGCCAATCTCTTCGACGCCGACCTTTGTGACGCCGACCTTCGTGACGTCCGCCTCACCGGCGCCGACCTCACCGGGGCCGACATGAACTGGGCCGACCTCACCG